TATGGTTCGGAATACCAGCTATGCTGCTGCGCAGACTTTGGCAGATCAAATCTTTACTGACCTGCATTGGTTTAAAGGCACCATTGATTCAACGGACTACATGTTGATTCGTGCTTTAAACCAACCGTATTCAGTTGGAGAGGATGAAAATCGAAGAACGCAGTTAATGTGTAATTACAGGTCATGGAACCGATAATGGCTGATATAGATATGTTGAAACAACAACTGCTCGCATTGCAAGCTAATTGTGCAGCTGTTGTGCAGATTATTGAATCGACAGTATCGTTACTGGATAATATTGAAAAATCAGTTCCGGTCACACAACCGGATCTGTGTTTGCACCCTAAGGAAACGTTACAGGATGCACGTACGATGGGAAGTCCCACTCGATGGCGATGTACTCTGTGCGACGAATTCTTGGAAATTGCAAATGATCAAATACCGCAAAGAGCGAAACAGGAGATTAACTAATGGCTGTTCAAGGATTAATGGATGCTCGCATAATGTTGGGAGGGTACGAATACACCAGTTTCTCGAACTCATTGACTACCGATTACGCTGCAGAAATGCTTGACAATACTGTATTCGGTGACTCAACGAGATCGAATAGGGCTGGGATGCGTACTTTCAGTTTTACTGTAAACGGGTTCCGAGACGATGGGGCTGCCACTCCATTCGGAGATTCTGGAGGGACTGCCTATTCTAGAGTCGGAGCGGCTCGGGAGGTATTCTCTTTCGCTCCTGTCGGTACAGCAGATGGTCAACGGTCGTATACAATTCGTGGAGTCAATGGAACTTACACTCCTCTATCGGGAACAGTCGGAGATATCCTGCCTTTTGAGTTGACTGGAAGTGCTGCACATTCGGAATTAATTAAAGGTGTTGTTGAGGGGGTCGGGACAAAGACTTCGACAGCCAATAGTACCGGAACGAATCTCGGTGCATTGTCTGCTACGCAAACTTTGTATGCAGGTCTCCATGTGACAGCGTTTAGTGGAACCTCACCTACATTGGATGTTAAGGTTCAGAGTGATGATAATTCTGGTTTTTCTTCAGCGACCGATAGAATTACATTTACTCAGAATACAGGAAGCATTCAATCTCAGTGGGGAAGCGTCAATGGGGCAGTCACCGATACATACTGGAGAACAGTAATGACTATCGGAGGATCTGGTCCTTCATTCACAGTTTATATAACTCTAGGTATTGGAAGTCTAGCTATATCTTAAGGAGGTAGAGTAATGGCAACATTCGTATACACTGATGCTTCAGTGGTCGTTAATTCAGTTGACCTTAGCGATCACGTTAAATCTTGTACATTGAATTATGAAGCAGAAATGCTTGATGATACTGTCATGGGCGATACGACTCGCTCTAATATGGCAGGATTGTTGAACTGGTCAATTGATGTTGATTTTCTTCAAGATTTTGCGTCAGCGAAAGTTGATGCAACATTGTTTACTTTAGTCGGGGCTGCAGCGTTTACGGTAACGTTGAAGCCTACAAGCGGATCGGTTTCAGCGACCAACCCATCATTTTCTGGTAGCGTGGTATTGGAATCGTATCCACCAATGACAGGCGCAGTCGGAGACCTGGAGACAGTCAGTGTCACATTTCGATCTGCTGGAACGTTGACTAGAGCAACATCGTAGGACTGAGTGGTAATGGAAGGGAGGATGTCCCTCCCTTCCATTTTTTTTTAAATCCTGTAACGCTCGCTTCCTGGCCTCCGTTACAAGGAATAGGAGAGAATCGTTATGTCCAGCCTAAAAGCTCGTGAACTTACCATTTTTGTAGAAAAAGGTATTGAGACTAAACCTCGATACCTTCGTTATGATTTCAATGCTCTTGCTGATTTTGAGCAAATCAATGGGATGGGTCTTGGCCAGCTGTTGACAATGAAAGCTGTATTTGGGACAGCCAGAGCGATGCTTTGGGCAGGATGCAAAGGAGACGATCCGTCTCTGACCATTAATGGAGCTGGGGATCTGGTCGGTGAGTTTATTCGAGCCGGAGGCACCGTTGACGAAGTTCTAGGAAAATGTTTTGATGCTGCTGCAGCTCAAGGAGCCATTGGTTCACCACAACCGGAAGAAGAAGGTGAAGACAGTGAATCGGGAAACGCATCCCCACCCACTCAGAAAAAGTTAAAAGAGGCCTCCAAACGTGGGGGGAATGGATCGAAGAAGCCAAACCCATAGCATTTGGGCCATTGGCTTTAAAGCATAATGAATTGTATGCAATGACTCCCGCTGAATTTCATGATCTGTCGAAAGGGTATAACTGGAGAGCGCAGCATCAAGAAGAACGTGAAGCTAAATATGTCACTATTCTTGCCAATTGTTCGGGGAACTTGAAAACACGTTTACGTATTGAAGATATTCTTGGACGTAACACGATGCAACAGAAAAAAGAGATCAGTGAAAAGAGAAAACTGTTAGCTGAACGTCGAAAACGTCAGGATAGTTAAATGCCAAGTGTTGAATCAGTAAAAGTCTTATTTACCGGAGATGCCACGCCATTAATGGCATCGATGACAGGGGCGACGAAAGCGTTGAGTCGATTCGGAACAAACGCTTTCTTCCTAGGGTCACGTATTACAGCTGGTATTGGGTTGCCGATTGCTCTTCTGACGAAATCGGTTGCCGGTCTGGGGATGAAATTTGATCAAGCGATGACCGAATCCCTAGCCATCATGGATCGTAATGCTCAAACGATGCGTGTCCAGATGGAAAATGTGGCTAAGGATATTGCTCGCCAGACGAAGTTTTCGTCAGAAGAAGCAGCACAAGCGTATTTCTTCCTTGCATCATCGGGCATGAATGCTGCCGAATCGATGAAAGCGTTACCTATTGCTGCTCGATTTGCACAAGCTGGTGTTATTGATTTAGAAAAAGCGACTGAACTCCTATCCGATGCTTACATTACGCTAGGGTTACGGTCGGAAAACAATGAGGAAAACATGCAGAACATGGCACGGGTAGCCGATGTTCTGACAGAAGCGAATAACCAAGCGCAAGGCACCATCACTGAATTTGCCCAAGCATTAACAAATCGAGCCGGTGTTGCTATGCGTACGTTTGGCATCGATGTCGAAACTGGTGTGGCAGCTCTTGCAGCGTTTGCCGAACGCGGGATTAAAGGCCGAACAGCCGGTCGTCAGTTGTTTATCGTGTTTCGTGATTTACAACGTGCGGTCTTGAAAAACAGGGAGGAATGGGAGTTACTCGTCGGGCCGAATGCAGTTTTCGATATAGCGCAACGTGATTTCAAAAATATCGGAACTATTATCGGTACCCTCGAAAAGAGTTTAGATGGATTGGGAGATGCGACAAAGAAAGAAACACTCCAAATGTTGGGGTTCCAAGAACGATCTCTCCAAGCCACACTGGCTTTGGTGGGAGCCAGCGAACGTATCCAAGAATTGGAAGGACATCTTCGTTCAGCTGGTGGCGTAACGGAACGTGTAGCTGAAAAACAGATGATGTCGCTGACGAATCAATTGTCATTGTTGACTGAACGATTAAGGCAAGTCGGCATGGAATTGTTCGAGGCGTTTAAACCTACAATCGAAAATCATGTGATTCCATCAATTACTTGGTTCCTTTCCAAACTAGAAAGCCTCGTCTCTTGGATTAAAACTCTTTCTCCCAGAACAAAGGAATTGATCGTCAATTTCATGGCTTTTGCTGTAGCTCTAGGCCCAATCGTTGCTGGGGTTGGCGCACTGGCGTTGGTGATGATTCCCATTATCGCAGTTATGGGTAAGTTTATAGCAGTTTTCACGGTAGGTACAAGAGTTCTAATGTCTATGGGTCCAGCTTTCGCGTTCGTAACAGGAGCAGCAAAGAGATTCCAGCCAGTCAATGCAGCTGGCTTCAGACCTTTCGTGGCAACAGGAAATAAAGCAGTATTTGCCATAAAAACTATAGGAAAAAGTCTTTTAGCATTGCTTGGTCCACTAGGTATGGTAACTTTTGCAGTCTGGATTGGATGGGAAGCATGGAAAATGTGGAAATCGGGAACGGAGGGATCTACAAAAGCTGCTCGGGATTTAAGTGAAGAAATCGGCCTTACGGCTCTTCGATTTAAGGAATTAATAGATGAATACAAACATTTAACTGCACAAGAGGAGCTGTCTGAAGAACAGAAAAATAGACTTGCCCATGCTGAAGAGATGATGGCAAAAGCTGTTGGCATTTCTGTTGATCAATTTCGAGCAGAAATCGCTGCGGGAGGTCAAGTTCTTAAAACTATAGAAGACCTGGCCAATGCTCGATTAGAAGAAGGTAAAGCAGCTGTTGAAGCAGCTGAAGCAAGAAAACAGGTAATGCAAGAAGAGTTAGACCTTGCGAAAAGAAGAGCAGATGCCATTAATCGATCATTAAACGTAAATAAGATGGCGACTCCATTTGCGCTGGGCGCGACAGGCCCAATCGAAGACAGCCCAAATTTTCATTTGCCGATTATTCCGATATCTGACAAAATTCAAGCCGATTTAAAAAAAGCATACTCAGAACAATTAAAGCTTATAGCAGACAGGTCTCAAGCCATTGGAAAATTAGGCGATGAGATTCTTGTCCTAAAAGATAAAGTAGGCATTCTGACCGAAGAAGAACAAGGGCGTTTGAATGTTTTACAAAACGTGTTTGACCAGGAAAAAGACAACATTGCACAAGAGAAAATCCGTCAAATACAGATGGCGGAGTCGATAAAGAAAATCGAAGCCATGACAGCGGCTTTGAAAGGCCAGGCAGATGAAGGCCTACTCATATTACGGGAAGCTTGGCAAGACCTTACGATTGAAGAGCAAGCAAATGAAGGCGTTGTAAAACGATTATGGGAACGATACAGTAAGCTTCGAGAAGAACTTGACCCAAGTGCATTTCCTGCAGATTTAGAAAAAGCGACTAGAGCTCTTCGAGAGCAAGAAGAAGCAATGAAATTTGCTAATTCAATGGTCGGTAAATTTATCCAATCAATGAAAGGAATCGATCCGCAAATCGATGAATTCCTTCGAGGGCAAGACCATGTTATTCTGGAATTCAAAAGATTAAAAGGCGTCATGGATCCCAGGTTCTTTGAACAGCATGGAAAGCTGTTAGAGACTTTAGCCACTCATTACGCAGACCAATTAAGTCCTGAGTTACAGGAAATGGTTGCACAATATGAGGAATGGCGAGTGGAGTCTAAAAAGACTACAGATCAAATTGTTAAAGACCAGAAAAAATCTTCTGAATCTCTCATTAATTCTTCTGACCGTATGACTGCCAAAATGAAAGATAAACTTGCTGAACTGGCAGCTTTTTCATTAAGTACACAAGACGCCGAACTCGTCGGGTTGAAAAAAGGCTATAACTTAATGAAATTAGCGCATGAACAAGAATTAGCAGATATGATGGCGAATGTTGAATTGATGGCTGAAGAAGAACAGCATATGGGAATGCTGCGTATTGATGAATTTATAGCAAATGGCGAAACAATGTTAGCAGCCGAAAAACGAATCGGTTTACTTCGAATGTTAGAAGCCTTGGATGCTGACGATAGAATTATTCGTAACCATGAACAGTTTGGAGAGGAATGGTTGCAAATAGAGATTGACCGCCTACGAAAAGCTATGGATGAATGGGATGCATACAACAGGCGTGTTACTGCCATTTCATCTGCTGGGAGTTTATTCAGTGAATTTGGGTTGGACAGTATTTCAGGCGCATTGTCTGGTTTAGCGTCGGCTTCTAATGATTGGGGAGAGAGCGTCCAGAAATGGAGCGGAGAAGATGTTACTGGTTTTGATAAACTGACGATAGCTATAGACATGGCAACCGCTGCTATGGCAGCCTACAACGCCATCAGCCAAATCAAATCCCGTAAAGGACGAGCCGGAGCCGGAGCAATGGCTGGCGCACAAATGGGATCGGCTTTTGGCCCAATTGGGGCTGTGGTCGGGGCTGGAATAGGAGCGATTGCCGGAGCGATTGCCGGAGATCCAAGATGGGCGAAGATTCAAAAATCAATCCAAAGCCAATGGCAAGTCAATATAACAGATGAACTGTCAAAACAGATTGAAGCAACAGCTCAAGAGGTTGGAAGCGATTGGGGAGCGATGCTCCTTCATTTAAATGACGTAATAAATGAATCTGGAGGCGTCACTGCAGGTAACGTTGACAGCATTGTCGGTCGAATACGTGATTCTTTCTCCATGGTTGAGATGAGCATTCTTTCAACGGCCCAAGCAGCACAAATCTTGAATGATAATTTTGAGGAAGTTGCACGGGTTGGAACCGGCGTGTCTGGTGTTATCAATGCCAATGTGCTGGAATTGATGAAACTGGACGAACAGTTCAGAACAAATTCCGAAGCAATTGCAGAATTTAAATCGCTAATGGTGGGTGAAGCCGTTGAAGGGTTAAATCAATTCTCTGATGGCATCGACACAGTAATGATTGGAATGCGAAGCGGGTTTGAAACCGCTCTCGCAGAAGCAAAAGAAGCATTCGATAAGCAGAAAGAGGAGAACGAGGATTTCAAAGGTAACTGGGACGATGTGTCCAAAGAAATGCACGATGCTTTCAGAACGCAATTCACGGAAGCAATGATCACTGATTTCAATGACCTTCAAGCTTTTACAGCCATGACGTTCTTGGCGATGGTTGAAGATGGAGCAACATTTGCTGAAGCCTTAAATGCGGTCGGCCCATCTCTTGACGTATTGGGTCAAGGTCTGCATGATATGGGACTCGAAGGAAACGAAGCAATCGAACGGTTGCTGCGTATCCGTAAATTCCAGCAAGAGAATGAAGGCATCATTAAACAAGTCGATGGAATGAATCAATTGATGCTGGGGTTAGCCAACAGCGGATTGATTACTGAATCATCATTCGATCAATTCGGGGATACTGCGCTACGCCAATTCAAAAAAATGATCGATGCTGGTCTTCACCAGAACGATGCATTGCTGTTAATGGCTCCAACGCTTCGAACTTTGAAAGATATGGCCGATACCTACGGGTTCGAGCTTGATGAAAACACAGAGGCTTTAATCAGACAAGCAGAAAAAGCTGGCATCCTTGGAGATAAAGCAAAAACCGCTGACGATAAAATGATTGAAGGCCTTACCAGAATTGCCGAGGGAATAGAAAAAATGGTCGGCCTACTAAATGGCGACTGGTCAACAGCATTGGAAAATGCTGCAAGAAAGGCTCAAGAAGAGTCGAATAATATACAAAATAGCTTTAACAATATAACGCTTCCTCATTTACAAGGACACGCTGAGTATCAGATTAGATACGATTATCCAGAATTCAGACCCCCGACCGGAACTGAAGGCGAATCATACGCATCCGGAGGCATCATTACCCGACCTCATCTGGCGATGGTTGGTGAAGGTGGACAACCAGAAATGATCGGGCCGGTCAGTTTCATGTCCAAAGCTTTAGAAGGGGCATTAGGATCGACTGGACCAAATCAAATTGAACGAGAAACGCTGAACGAACTGCATGGATTGAGGAGCGATTTAAAAACCTTACCGATTCACCTTCGAGACGCAATAATCTTATCGGGATAATATGCCAGCCATTGCCCCTACAGTTTCATTAGAAGCTACTCTCGAACCTTGGTTGCTCGGAACCGAAGGAGCCAGTGAGCTCGGAGAAACTACCTATCCTGATGGGACGCTGATTGATATCACATCCGATGTGACGAGTGCTGCCCCGATACAAGTCGATTACGGCATTAAAGGAAATGGCCCCTTAGATCGAATCGCTTCGACAGGGACTATGACATTCACTCTCAATAATGCAGCCAACAATTCTGGAGGAGTTCTAGGGTATTATTCTCCAGGCCATACCAATGTTCGGTCAGGATGGGACCTTGGTCTGCTGGTCCGACTGAAACTGACGTATGACGGTACGACGTACTATAAATTTGCGGGAAACTTGATTTCTATAGTCCCAGACGCAGGGTCTTATAGGCGTCGTGCAGTTATGTGTACGGCTGTGGATTGGATGGATGAAGCAGCCAGAGCTAAAGTCAGAGACGTTACTATTCAAACCGATAAACGAGCAGATGAATTAATTGATTCGTTAGTCTCTAATTCAGTCAGTAAACAACCTCTCGCTACATCTTACGATACCGGACAGTCGACTTTTGAGTATGCATTCGATAATTTATTAGATACGCAAACATCAGTGCTTCGTGCGTTATCGGATTGCGTTATTTCTGAACTTGGTTACCTCTATGTTAAAGGCGACACGACACAAGGGGGAACATTAAAATTCGAAGATCGACATGCACGACCAAAATATGGGCTGGCTGATGCGTCGTTTGATAACACTATGACGGGATTAGAAGTTGATCGAGGGCGTCAAGATGTTATCAATCGAGTCTATGTTGTTGTCCATCCCCGCACAGCTGATGCGTCGGATTCTGTTCTGTACGAACTGACAACAACCGCGTCTGTTCCAGCAGTATTATCTGGCACCTCGATTCAGATTATCGCGCCGTTTAAAGAATCTTCTATCCGAGGGTACCGTATTGCAGGGTCAGAAGTTATAGCTCCAGCCAGTGGAACCGATTGGATAGCAAACACGGCAGCTGATGGAACGGGAACAAATATTACAACCAGTGTCGATGTCACCCATTCGACAACATCAGCGAACAGTGTCACCTTCAACATACAGAACAATGCTGGTGTCACAGCATATATCACAACGCTCCAAGTGAGAGGTAAAGCATTAAAAGATGTTACCGAGACTGTATTTTCAGCGACTAGCGGATCAAGTCAATTAGCGTATGGAGAGAATGACTCTCGTATTTCGATGCAGTATGAATCGAACACAGGATCGTTTGCCTCAGAGATTGCGAATTGGATTCTTAATATAACGAAAAATGCTCGATATGTGGTTAAACAATTTACATTAGCCAGTAATTCCAATTCAACATTAATGACTCAATCATTGGCGAGAGAGCCTGGTGACAAGATTACCGTCGCTGAAACAGTGACAGGTCTTGCAGCAACGGGAACTGCTGGGGTTCAGATTGGGTATTTCATTAACGGAGTCAGCATGACTGTGAACTCCGGTGGTATCATAAACACTACGTGGGTATTAGCTCCTGCAGATCAACAATCAGCATGGGTGTTGAACCAGGTTGGTGCGAGTGAATTAGGGGTAACAACAAATTTAGGATTTGCATAGTAGTAATCATTTTGTGGAGTAAATAATGGCTTGGACAACACCTAGGACGTGGGTTAGCGGAGAGCTTGTAACTGCAGCACTGATGAATAGCGCAGTTCGGGACAACGAGTTAATCCTAAAAACGGCGATTAATGACTCAGGGCAGATTGAGTTTACAGACGCCACAGAACTCACCATTGCGAGTGGTGTCATTACGGTGACACAGAACTATCACAAAGTCGATACCCAAGGCGATGCGAGTTCTGACGATCTCGATACCATCACCGCTGGAACTGATGTGGCTGCTGGCTTCATTCTGCATCTGCGAGTTGAAGATGGTGCCAGAACGGTGGTGCTAAAAGCTGGCACGGGGTCTCCTGACAATTTAGACATCGGCAGCGACGTTACACTCGACGAGACTTACAAGACTTATACGCTGGTGTATGACGGGACGAACTGGCGTCCGTGGTCGTATGATGCTTCGGCAACATTCGCGGGGATCAGCCCACTGACCACACGGGGCGATCTGTTATACGGATCAAGCGGTACGGTGACTGGTGCGCGTCTGGCGGTCGGTGCAGCGAATACGCTGCTTGGTTCAGACGGGACAGATGTAGCATGGCAACTGAAGCCACTCACGACACGTGGAGATATTTTGTATGGGTCTTCGGGTGTCCCGACTGGAACGCGATTGCCTGTTGGAGGAGCCAACACGTTTTTGAAATCTGATGGGACAGATGTGTCATGGGCTTCTGCCGGTGGTGATGTTGAACTATTGCATTGCAATACAGGATCGAGTTCCACGGAAAGCGCGCATAATTTCGACACGTACACCTTCTCGGCTGGCGCGTTGGACGCGAAGGATTCAATCATTGTGAAGTGGATGCTGACAGTTACTGGAGCGACGGTAATCGACCCAATACTGTGGAGCGAAACCGACTCCACACAGATTGGCAACCTCTCCGAGAACAACATTCCCGTGAGTTCAAACGGTGGTCTGGCGGCGATGTCTATTGTCTCGGCAGAGTTGACCAAGGTGATCGCTTCGCCATCCGGGACTAATGCACTCGGAAGTCTCTACACCGTCTCAACAAATTGGACGGCAGAATGGGAACTGGCGATACGTGCCACGAATGGTTCTGGCGGGACTACGAAATGGCAGTGGGCTGTCTATGCACTGCGAGGAGTTTAGAGATGCCACACTACGAAAATGATCCGCCGAACGTCAGTGTCGATGATGCTGTGTTTCAAGCCGTCGTTATCTGGGTCGCAGGAAAGACTGGCACTAGTCTTGCCACGGCGAAAAGCGAACTGCTGACAATTATCGAAACCTTCCAGATCGTTCGGCTGGAGGACACAGCGCCAGCCAAGATTGAAGAATTGTTCGATAAATATAACGCAGACTAGGCCATGAAGAAGCCTGACTACGACTGGTGGATTGCAAACGCTCACAATGATTCGTCATTCCTCTTTCTTGTTGAACATCCTAAAGAATTTGAACAAGCTATCCTACTTCGATTGAAACAAGTCGGAAGAGGCTGGGATCAAGGCATTATTAACCAAGCTAAATGGAGAGCCATTCACGAACAAGATCGTTTTGGAAGTCTAACGTCTATTTGTGAAGCTATTCAACCTGTATCCTCGCCACCGTCTGTTCCTAAGTATCGTCCTCTGCATGGTGCTATGGAAATAGATAACCATGTAATGAAAGATGATGAGGGACATTTTCTGTTGTTCGGCGTATCGGCATTCTGGTGTCCGTGGGCAGTTAAAAATAATATTGGATATCTTCATCGACTGACTGATTGGGCGACTCAATCTGGAATGAACTATGTTCGATGGTTTGGCGCACATGATTGGGCGGGAGGGTTGTCCCCAGACAATACGCCATACTATTTCGACATTATGGAACACACGATCACAGCATTGGCTAGCCGAGGATTGCGATCACAGATTACGTTATTCAGCCGATACTCTATGGTTGGAAATAAAGACGAAGAATATATTCGTCAATGGTCTGATATTATCAACAACCATAAAAATGAAGTTTGTTTAGTTGAAATTGCTAATGAATGGAATCATCTTGATAACGGATGGTCTGATTCAGAAATCAGGAATCTAGGTATAATGTTTCGTGAACGTTGCAGCGTTCCACTTGCATTATCTGGAGCGGCAGGCGAAACGTGGGAAAATAAAGAACATCGAACCTCGGAATTATACAACGACACTCCTGCCGATGTAGTGACTTGCCACTATGCGCGTAAAGATAATACGCATGAAGGCCCGTGGCGATGGGTTCGACAACCGTGGCATTCTCGTCATGGGATTAAAGGATGCCCAGATTTTGTAGTCGATAACGAACATCAGCGATGGGATAGGAGCAATGGTGGACGCATTATAGAAACGGCAACGTCTGCCCCTGTGGTGGCGTATATTGCTGGATGCGGAATGTCTGCGCATCACGATACTTACGGCGTTCGTAACAACCGAGGCGAATACGCTCAGGACAGTAATGCTGATGCATTGCAAAAAGTTTTTTCGTCGGTCATGCCAATGCTACCTTCTGACCTTCCGAATTGGACAGCGACACGAGTCGGAGACGGGGGAGGGCCGCATCCTTTTCCCAGTTTAATCCATCAACATTGGAGTTTTGAAGGGTCTCTTGACCACGGTGTTTCCAGAGCTTTTGCTGCTGTAAACCAAGATAAATTTGTCATGGCATTGACAGGCGTAAAGAATCATGTCACTCTAAATGAACAACAACATAGTATTTTTAATGTTGTTTCGTTACGAGATGGAAAAATTGTATACAGCGGGAATGGTCCTGCACGGCTAGATGAATCTGACGGATCAGCTTTTGTAGCAATATCGGAATAGGCGTAACAATGACAACAAACGGTGATTGGAACGAAATGCAAAAGCTTGTTCTGACAAAAATGAACGAACACACGCAGAAATTAGACCAACTTCATTCTGATATGTCATCCCTGAAAACACAAGTAGCAGTTATTAATGACCGAGAAGATCGAGAATTACTGGCTGCTCGAGGTGTTGCAATAAAATGGGGAACTGGCGTCGGGGCAGTTGTATCTGCCATTGTCAGTGGAGTTGTAGGGTCATTACGTGGACAGTAAAACACGAACAGTATTGCTGGAAATATTAGAACGAGAAGGTTGGCCTCAATATACAAATCATCCTCAAGACCGAGGAGGGCCAACGAAAGGTGGAATTACGCTTTCAACCTTGCGTTCATGGAGAAATAGACCAAAACTGGACGAAAAAGAATTACAGCTATTGAAAAAAGAAGAAGCTGTTTCGATACTCTACCACCGATACGTTGAGTGTAATGGGATTCAAAAACTCAAAGAAGGACGTTTAAGAAATCAGGTTATAGACAATGCTGTATTGTCTGGACCTTATATAGCTGTAAAAGATTTACAAAATGCTGTTGGCGTTTCTGACGACGGTGTTATTGGACCGATTACTTTAAAAGCAATACATAAAAAAGGTTCGAGGCGTTGCAATATACTGTTAGCTGTACAAAGGTCTTTACGTTTAGCTAGATTTGTACAGAAAAACCCTAACCAGTTGGTATTTCTCGTGGGATGGTTGAATCGATGTTTGGAGTTCGTGAAATAGATTCTGTTATCAGTAGCCGACCAATGATGAGATTGCTATATGCCAAAATTATGTCCAGAGTGCGGGGTTCGTACTATGTCCTCGCCAAAATCACTGAGGTGCAAATATTGTTACTTCAATCGTAAAGGGATAGAGAGCGCAGCTCGTAAACACCACTGTGTTTCATGTGGTGCAGAAGTATCAACCAGCAAAACCCAGCGGTGCAGAAAATGTTGGCAAAACAGGTCTGCCTCTAATCCAAAAAAATTAATAGAATCTACAGAAAAAGAAACTCAGCGTTTAAATGATTTAGCTGGTTCTGATGTAGACCCTTTAAATCAGATCAGGCAACCTCTTACGACATTTGAAGAAGGATGGACGCAATTCCAAAAGACGATTGGAATGATGCGTGATAGATATAAAGGACCAGGAAAAAAAGACCCCGATGTTTTAGACCCCAACCGAAAACGAATCCTTGTTATTCCCGATCTTCATGTCCCATTCCATGAGCCAAAAATGGTAGCAGACATGATTGCCAGAGAATCAGGAAGAACTGATTTGGCTATTTGCATCGGTGATGTG